AAACCAGCAGCAAAGCGGAACTGATTGAACTCAAAAATAATGGCGCTGGAAAAATCAGAATCACAACCGCAGCGCTTCATAATTTTGGATTGGGCGAACAAGCATTTTTTCAAGGTATGTCGATAGTCGGAGAAGAGTTAGAATACAATCCCAGTGATACTTCAACCCAATTCACAATTACAGACGTAACGGACACCACTTTTGACATCAACGTTGACGTTTCGACGATTACCTACACCAACCCCAGCAGCGGAAATTATTCTTTCGATTCAGGAACGGAACTAACAGCAACAGAAACTTTTTCAATCTCTCAAAGTCTGGAATCCATCTGCACGATCTCATCAGGAATCACAATTACTGTTGCTCAATCAGTCGTGTTGGCAATCCAAGGGGAAGCACAGTTGCCACAGACCTATTCGGTCAGCAGTGGGAACACAATTACAATTGTTTTTGGTTCAACGGTATCCGTTACCGGACTCAATGCTTACGACATAGGGAACGCTTCAGCCACTGACACACAGCTTCCTTTCGCTTTTGGGACGGTGACTTTGCAAGAGCCTGTTCCGATTTTAAATGCTGCAAAAACTCAGGTTGGCAATCCAAATCTAAAGACCACAAGCGCTTCTGTTCAGGATGATGGACAGGACGAAGTGCTGAATGCTTCGCTGAGTTATGACTTTTACACTGTACCAGATGGGGAAGTTCCAAGATTTACTTTGCAGTCTGGTAGCTTGGAAGGTGAGGCTTCCATTTCAGGAATCAGTATCCACTTCGACACATTAAACGGTGATGAAAACGCTTATGATTTTTTTGGCTGGTTAGCGCAATCCATTGGGTATTCCTACGATTCCAGCCTAGCGAGTAATGCAAATAACGACGATAGAAAAGTGTCAATTTTTGAAACCAATCAACAAAGAATTCTCGACTTTGCCGATCAGGTCGCTAAAGCGCTAAATATGCAATTTTATCTTGATGACGAGAATGACGTTTTGCACTTGATTGACCGCGAAAATGTCCCAGGCACAGCAAGCCTGACGCTGGAGGATTACGAGATCCTAGCAAGCCAGATTGACTTGCCAGCGCCTCTTTCTGGGCTTCTTTCTTCTAATTCCTACAACTTAGCAGTCGGTGCAGGATTAGGGGCGAATCCTTATAAACTGCTCAAGGTTGAAAGAGCGGTTCGAGTAGCGAATATTGATACTGGAAGAGATGACACAATACGCACATTTTCGCCTTCAATCGAAGTCGCGGCTGAAGTTCTAACCGATATTATTGCCGTAAAAAACAAACCAAGATTAAGTGTGACGATTGACGGAATCAATCTCGACGTTCAGGCAGGCGAAAGAATCGACGTGAACAACAAAACTTTGGGCATTACTGGAAATATGATCGTTCGCAAGCGAGCTTGGGATTTTGTCAATGAAACAACGACTTTTTCAGGCGATTCGACTTTAACGCCTCTTTCAATATGAAGATTTTAACCGAATCAACTTATTCAAGCTCAAGTCTGACGAGCGGAAGCGCAGCCAGTGGGTTTGCTCTCTCAAATATTGAAAGCAATCAGCCGCAAGAACGTTTTTCTTCAACTAGCGCAAGTGTGACGATTCGCGTTAATGTTTCCGGTGCAAGCGATTCATTTTTTCTGGATGGTTGGCATTTTGTCAGTGGTTCTTATTCGCTTGACGGTGGCGCTTCCGTAAACTTCTCAGCAACACAATTAGAAAATAGATTTGAATTCAAACCTTGGGGTGTCAATCTCTCAAAACGTAGAAAATCAATTTATATTTCTGGATTATCGTTTTCTTCAACGCTGGATTTAACATTAAACACAGACAGAACCACCACTGCTGGAAAATTCATGAATCAGCAGTTAGAAGGGAACGCGATTGATGATTGGGAGTGCAACGCCTTTGACACGGCAACAGGAAATTTTCGAGATACAAGCAACATCAGAGTTAATCTAATTGAACATGGTTATGTTTTTCCCAACACGGTTATTAAATTGAGTGGAACAAATTATACTGTTGTTTCAATAGTTGGGGACGGGACTACAGATGGAGCCGTAAGGATCAGCGCACTTCGACCTGGAGCAAGCTTTACCGTTGAAGAGTTAGCGCCACCAATCAGCCTTGGAATTCTGCGAGTTGGCAATTCAACAGATTTTGCGAATCCTCAAATTTTAAGCCGAAACTATGAAGATTTTTCAACAGTAAGGACTGGCACTTCTGGATTTCGACAAGTGACAAAAAGAGGGATCGCTCAAACCATCAACGCTCAAGGCATTTACACGCAAGCGCAGGCTGATGATTTAATCGGCATTGCTGCTGCGAAACGAGGCGAACCTGTGCCTATACAAATTACGGAATCGATGACAACGGAAAGAGATTTACAAGCAGTATTCGGAGGAATCACGATTCCAACAGATGCTTATGCAACGCCAACCGGAACTTATCGAAATATTAACTATCAAATCAGCGAAGTTTTATGAGTACCATTAAAGTTGACACGGTCAGACCCGTTACGGCTGATGCTAGCCTCACGCTACAAGGCGATAACAGCGGAACGGGCGTTTCGGGAATTACAATTGATTCAAGTGGGAATGCGACTTTTTTGAGTACAATCAAAGTGGATACCGTCAAGCCAGTCACGGCTGACGCCAGCCTAACGCTGCAAGGGGATAATAGCGGAGCGGGCGTTTCGGGAATTACGATTGATTCAAGTGGGAATGCGACTTTTTTAGGAACAGGAAACAATCTGGGTACGGTAACGGCAGGCACGATTGGAAGTGGAGTGGTGTTTCCTGGTGGGCATGTGATTCAAGTGGTGCAGTTTCTGGATAATACAAATTCGGCAAGCACTACTAGCACTAGTTTAGTCGATGCAGTTGATGGATCATCTAATCCAATACTGGAAAAAAACATTACCATCACAGCAGGAAATTCTGTTCTAATCATCGTAAATCTGACGCAGCAAATTGCTGGAGGTGCAGCGGATAAAGCTGGACATGTTGGTCTGAAACGAATTTTAGACCCTAGCGGAGCAGCTACAACATCGACTGTCTATGGACAAGGTAATGATGCTATTTATGCTGAAAGTTTGGCAACATCTGCAAACCTGACAATCACAATGAATAATAATATTTGCTATTTAGACAGTTCAACTTCATCTGCAACCAACATAACATATCGTTTAATGCACAGTGCTGGCATTCGTGGAGGTTCTTCTTTAATTAGAGGTAATAGTAATTACACGATGACACTTTTTGAGATTCAAGCATGAACTTATATCAGTTAGAAATTCAAACTATTTTGTCATTAAGACCAAATGCTCAATTTTCAATTGCAGACAGTTATTCTTCACTTATCTGGCATGACGCTAATCAGACCAAACCAACTCAAGCAGAATTTGATGCTAAATATAATGAATTAGTTAATGCAGAACCAATGCGAATTCTAAGACTGCAACGAGATCAATTACTTCAACAATCAGACTGGATGGGGAACAGTGACGTTACGATGACCGAACAGTGGAGAGTCTACCGACAGGCTCTTAGGGACATAACAACTCAATCACCATCACTAGATTCAGACGGGAACCTAACGGGCATAACGTGGCCCACACTACCAACCGACTAACAAGGCCGAGCAATGCCAGCAGAAGCCACCGGAATAATTGACGTTGTCCAAGAGTTAGGGACTTCTGCCAGTGCCTTAATTTTCTTTGCTTGGTTGATTATTTTTATTCTCAAGCAGCACGACAAAGAGAAACAACAGTTGCGAGCTGATGCCGAAAAGAAAGATTCCATGATGATGGAAGAACGAAAGCTTTATTTAGCGGCTGACGCGAAGAATGACGAAGAACTCAGGCAATACATGAAGACGTCAAACTCTGAGCTTATGTCGATAATGAGCGCAACCAATGTAGCAATTAAAGACATGACGATTGCCGTCAATAATTTGGGTGACGTTATCAATAGAGAATTAAGGAGATGAAACCGCTTCTCACAGGCTTGGCTTTACTGCTATCAACGTCAGCACTGGCTTTGCCTGTCGAGTACAAAACCTTGCACTTAGTTTCATGGGCTTATCAGTGTTCCTTGCGACTTGCTCCCACCTATCAGCTTCAAGGCATGGCTTCAAATCTTGCCATGCAATCGGCAATTCAGCTTTGCAGTTGTGTGATTGACCACTACCGCGAAAACCATAGATATGTAGACCTTCAACTCATGCCGTTACCTCAAAGAGAAGCATTTGGCGAGATGTACAGTCAAGAGTGTGTGGATTACCCAGAAAAGGAGACTTGATGGAATTTATTGACCACTCAGAGCATTTTTCGAGGGACGAGCTGAAGTGCAAATTTACTGGTGAATGCAAGGTTTCAAGTTCGTTTCTTACTAAACTGGAAACGTTGAGGACTCATTACGGAAAACCAATCAGACTGACTTCAGCCTATCGCTCGCCAGATCATCCGGTTGAAAAGGCTAAATGGAAAGACGGGAAACCCAAAAGCACGGGTTATCATGTATTAGGCCGAGCAGTGGACATTGCCTGCTGGAATGGTGACGGTGCGCGACTTCTTCAGATTGCTATTCAAATGAATTTATTTGGTGGCTATGGCTTCTCATTTACCGGAAGCAATCGCTTCCTGCATTTAGATGACAGAGAAGATTTAATGATCTGGAGTTATT